TGTTTACATGAGAAGAGTTGAAGGAAGTTCCGGGGTTTCGCTGATGGAATGCACGAACCCGGTTAAAGACAAATGGCGCATCCGATGGGATGTGCAGGAAAAAGAGAACGGCTCTGCCTCCTACATGGAAGAGGAGTTCGGGCATAAGCCTACTGATGAGGAAATCCACACATTGGTTATGTCCTGGTATAACAGCCAGACTGATGCGGCTATCCTATCCGGATTCGCCTATAATGGTGCCCATGTATGGCTTTCTGTGGAGAACCAGTACAACTATAAGGCAGCATACGATTTGGCCGTTCAGACGGGCGGAGAAACCCTGCCAGTGACGTTTAAGTTTGGTTCGGATGAACAACCGGAATACCATACTTTTACTCAGTTAGAAGAACTGAAAGATTTCTATACAAAAGCAGTAGGATTCATTCAGACAGTTCTGGCTGAAGGCTGGGAAAAAAAGGACAAGTTCAATTTGGAATTATATCGGATTGAGTGATTGACAATCCCTTCGGGGGAGGGATAAAAAAAGCCCCCGGCCTGTTAATATAGACGCCAATCATTTATTAACACAAAACGCCACGAGAGTGCGCGACCGGGGGCAATGCCCTCTGCCGCACTCTCGTGGCGTTTTTACGCATTAAATAAATGATTGGCATTGCAAAAGTACAAAAATGATTGGATATGACATTGTTTGAAGCACTTAAATTTAACAGAGAACCGCTTGAAATGCTTATAAGTTTGGGCGGCAAGCAGGATGACCTTCGATTCATAGACTTATATACGGAGTATGAGGTCATGAAAAAACAAGGTGAAAAGACCACTTATGCAGTGGCGTTTTTGGCAAATAAATATTCGGTAAGCGAACGTAAGGTGTATGATGTTATCAAACGGTTTGGAAAGCACTGCACGCTCGGTGCAGTGTGATTGATGTGCCGGGGATGCCTTGTGTTGTCCGGTAGAGCTACCTTTGTACAACCAAAAATAAAGCTCATGAATAAGTATTACCAGACATTAGACAAGATACTCCAAACGGGCAAAATCCAGACCAATAGGAAAGGGCGTATCAAGTATCTATTAAACGAAAGGCTCATGCTAACCCCCGCTGATTTACTTGACATATTTGAAAGCCACGGGATAGCCAGGAAAAAGCTGAAAGAGGAATTGAAACTGTTTATGCAAGGAGTCCGGGATGTGGAAAAATACAAAGAGGCAGGGATTACCTGGTGGGATTATTGCGGCCATACCCTTGTAAACAGCTATCCAACTTACTTTGAAAAGCTTCCACCCCTCATAACCAGGATTAACCGGGAAAAGCGCAACAGCAAGAATTATGTCCTGTTTCTTGGAGAAACCGGGGTGGAAAGCAACCAGGCACCCTGCCTGAGTCTTGTGCAGTTCCAAATTGATGAGGGAGAATTGGTGCTATCTGCATATCAGCGTAGTTCTGATGCGAACCTTGGGCTTCCGGCTGATATTTATCATCTTTATCTGATGGCAAGGCAGGTGGAGCTTCCCCTGAAGTCCATAACCCTTGACCTTGGAAATGTGCATATATATGAAAATAACATTGACCGGACTCTGGAACTGTTATCCGGAGTTGAAAACATTAAATTTGACTTGAACGTATGAAGAATATGAATTTATCTGCACCACTGCCATTTGTAGGCCAAAAAAGAATGTTTGCTAAAGAGTTTATTAAAGTTTTGGAACAGTTCCCTGAAGATACCGTGTTTGTGGACTTGTTTGGCGGTTCCGGACTTCTTTCGCATATAGCCAAAAGAAGCAAGCCCGATGCTACTGTTGTCTACAATGACTTCGACAACTACCGGTTCAGACTGAAAAATATCCCACAGACAAATAAACTGCTTGCCGATATTAGGGAGCTGGTGGGTAATTCGATACCCAAACATAAACCAATTAAAGGGGAACTTAGAGAACGCATTTTTAAACGTATCGAGGAAGAAGAACTAAATGTTGGGTACGTGGATTTTATAACCTTATCATCCTCACTTATGTTCTCCATGAAGTATAAATTGTCTGTAGCCGAAATGCGCAAGGAAGTCCTTTATAACAACATTCGCAAGACCGGTTATCCGGAGTCTTCTGACTACTTAAAAGGGCTTGAAATTGTATCATGCGACTACAAAGCAGTATTCAACCAATATAAGGATGTTCCCGGAGTCGTCTTTTTAATTGATCCGCCTTATCTTTCCACTGATGTTGGTACGTACAATATGTATTGGCGCTTGTCTGATTATTTGGATGTTTTAAAGATACTCGAAAAGCATTCCTTCGTTTATTTCACATCCAATAAATCCTCCATACTTGAACTGTGTGAATGGATTGGAGCAAACAAAACCATTGGCAATCCTTTTGAGGGTTGTACAAAAAAGGAATTCAATGCCCACATGAATTATTCTGCCGAATATACAGACATGATGCTGTATAAGAAACAGGAAAAATTAGTTCATAAAACAGCTGCTTAGCACTGAACAAAGATACAATTTTTCAAGTAGAAGGCCAAACTTTTGAGCCTTATTTTAATGCCGTTATAAAGCCATTTTTTATGAAATTATAAAGCCGAAACAGAGGTCATTACAAAACTTTTGTTTCGGCTTTTTGAGTGTTGCGCGCTTTCCTTTTTTGAACGCTTCGTTTTGTCCTTTTCCCTGAAAATCGAACGCTTCGTTTCGGATTCTGCGGAAATTTGGATTTGCGGATTATACATAGGCGATACCGGCTGCATCTTTACCTTCACGACCGTTGATACCCATTCGTACACGTAAATAACGGCATATCAAATTGTCCGCTCCCGAAAAGGAAACCCGGTTGCCATACACGACAACTCCGTCACCCGGAGCTGTCTGTGCTGCAATTGTCAAGTTCTTTGAGAAGTCGAGAGGAGACTCTAATTTGATTACCCCTGCAACCTTAAATACAATAATACGGTTGGGCTTACTGACGGCATCACGTAAAGAACCCCTGCCCGAATCTGCCAAAGTCGTTACTTGATATACTTCACCCGTTCTGCCACCTGTGGCATGCCGCCCATATCCTTCCGCACCGGGAAAGGCCAGTACCTCACCATAATCCGGGAAAGAAACACCAGAGTTATCTTTCCCTTCATCTTGGTCGCAAGCCAACAAAGCCCATGCAAGGCAAAAGAATCCTATCAAATTCATATTATATCTCATTAATTAGAGTATTTAATTTACAAATAATTAATCCAAAACTTTAATCCAACGGGGATCACCGTATTCTGATTTATAAATGACTGACTCTGCATCAACTACAGTAAAATCATTTTCCTCAACATTACGGAATAACGAAGCATCATCCGTATCCAATGAAATCAGTGTCAAACCGGCATCAGACATCTTTTCAAAATCCAATGTACAATAGTTGCCTTTCGAATTTAAATTAACACTGCCTGCATCAAGCACTTTACTTTTACTGCTGCCAAAGACACAATTACTTACCGACAAGTTCAGCGGCGTAGTCAATTTGGAGAAATTCCCAACAGCCCTATAAGTGTTTTTGCCATCCTTATTTGAGCCCCAATTATAGAAAGTACAATTAGAAATAACAACTTTGTTACCGGCCGCAATAGGGACATCAGCAGTAGGTGCTCCAAACACACCCGGTGAAATATAGAACTCATAGAATGTGGAATTAGTGACGGAGACATCATTCCATACATTAGAGCCTTTATTTATTGCATGAATAAAACCGAATTGTTTTGTTACATTTTTTGTATCATTAATACCGGAAACCAAACAATTATCTATACGGATATGGTTGATTGTGGTAACTCCTTCACTGGCATCACTCATCATTAAAACGGTAGATGGTAAAACTATATCCGAGTTTGTAATTTCAAATCTATCTATTGTGAAATCAGTACCGGCATTGTGTTTCCCTATATTCAGCAAACGTGTTTTACTACCTTTACTGGGCTTACTCTCAGTCCATGTTTCCTTAATATTCACATTATCAACAATAAAATATTCAATATTCGGCATATTGCCAACTTCCGGTTTCACAATGAAGCCCCCCTCGCGAATGTACAAGGTAGGACGTTCCCCCGGGTTAGCAAGAAGAGCAATGCTTTTGGTCAATTTAATATCGCCGGTTTTCGCAGCGACTTCCCCGCCTGTTGTCAGGTAATAATCAACGCCATTCTTCAATTGGAAAACAAGAGCCTGCTTACTTGTATCATCCATACCGGCCTTAATCTTATCCATCAAATCAACTCCATCTTCCACCACAACTGCATCGGCAGGCATTCCTGCAGTGGTAAATCTCTGCTGATTATATTTTTCTGCTCCTTCCGGTGCAGCACTGTTTGTCAAAGCCACATAATAAGTAGTACGAGGAGTTAATCCTGTAATCGTATATTGTCCGGCAGAAGCATCTTCCAAACTAATTTGTTTTTCCTCTGTAGTTCTTTCTTCCCATATCGCCAATCCGTCAACCGGATTTTTTTCCGATACCACCCATTTAATTTCCACGGAAGTCTCATTAATCTGCGAACCTTCCACAGCATACAGTATTTTCGGAATAGTACGGGACAAAGTTGAAATGGAAGAACCCATTTCCGTCCAATTCGATGTTATAGCAAGAGATTCATTATTAGCTCTGACACGGGCATAAAATTTAGTCTCATAACGTAAATTCGCAAACGTACATTTGCCCTTCTCCACTGTCTGTGTTTCAAGATTTTCCGACTGAAACGTGGCATCCTGAGAAAGCTCTACCGTATACGAAGTTGCTTCGCCGGATGTTCTCCAAGCCAGCGTTATAGTATTGCTTTCTGCAAAACAGGACGAAGCAATAAAGGAAGGTCTGAATAAACGGGGCATCTCTGTCGTCTCGTCTTCACATGCTATACAAGCAAACAGACAGAAAAGTAAAAGCGGCACTATATATTTTGTTTTCATCCTACTGTTAGTTTTAATATCCATAATAATTTTTCAATAATCCCTGATGGCTTGACAATGC